TTGTAAGCATTACTGCTATATATTTTTTCCTGATCTCTTATTGGAAAATAAAAGTCAGTTAATAGATTTGTATTGTTCTCTTCGTTAGCCATTTATTTAGTTGTTTGTTATTAAATTATTTTTTCGGAACTACTGTACTTTTTTCTCCTGCTTCTTTAAGTCCAAGGCTTACTCTAGTATCTTGTACATTTTCAATTACATCAATTCTCGATAAGTCTCTTTTAAATTGTTCAATATCAATTGATCCTACTTTGTATCTTCCTGCTAAAAATATTCTTGTATCGTTTAATTCTTGTTTATGATTTATCGCAAAATTAGTTTTATTTATTTTAACTGTATCTGGCTGTTGTAGATTTTCAAATTTTGGAATATCTTTTTTATCTATTTCTTTAAGAGTTTTAAGATACGCCTTCTCTGGAGATAATCCTGAGTTAACATATTCATTATAAGTATTTACACCTTGAAGCTCTCTTCTTTTTTCCTGCGATTGAGCTGCTCCTTTATTAAAAACAACCATTCCATTAACTACTCCAAGATCAGTCTCTAATAATTTTCTATAATACTTATCTTCGTTGTGTCCTTCTCTGTCTGTTTTATGTTTTTCAAAAATTTTATTAAATGCGTCAACATCCTTTACATTTAATCTTCTAATAATATCTGGAGTTAAATTAACCGCACTTTGAATAAGATCAATATCACTTACTGATTTAGCTACAGCGATTTGAGCGCTGATTGCATTCATTAAATCTGGATCTGAAAGTTTTTGTTTTCCTGTCCATACTTCAAGTAGTGCATTGTATTGAGCTGTATTAATTTGACCATTTTTTTTAACATCATTTAAATAATCAAGTGATGGCAATTCACTTACATATTTGGCGCTGGTTTTGTCAGCATTGTAATTATTAATTCTTAAAGCTAATTCTGAAAATGTACCAACCTGTTCTGATAAACTTGCAGCTCTCTTGTGTTCACTAACTCGAACTCTGTCAGCCTCTTCACTTACTAAAGTTGTTTTAGCTCTCTCTAAATATAAGCCACCTCTTTGTTCTCCAAATTGAGCAACGATAGCGGCGCTGTTTTGTAATACAGAATAAGCGTTATTTTTTGTTTGGTACATCAATCTAAATTCTGATGCTTGATCGCTTTTTTTTCTTTTTAAATCTTCAAGTTCTTTAACATCATAAGTTTTAATCTTAGTTGGATCAGTAAAAAAACTATCGAATTCTCTTTCACCGACAAGTTGGTCAACAGGATTATTAGATGCTCTTTTTAAAGCTGAATTAGTTAATATTTGGTCATCAACGATCTTAGTTGTTTCAATACTATTTTTAGAAATCTGAGCTGATAATGTTGGTAGCAACGTTAATTGTTGCTTCATTACCCAATCGTTAAATTTTGTTTTAACATTTGAATTAACGTCAGGATAACGATCTAAGAAGTTTTTATCTTTTACTGTTGTGGTGAAGTATTCAAATCCTTTTTTAATATCTGTATATTTGGAAGTTTCAGTTGTGATAGCGCTGATGTCAGGAGATACTTCTGTAATTATTTTAAATAATGTATTGTTATCTTCTTTATCCTTTTGCTCTCTATAAAATTCTCCAACAATTTTTCCAAGTTTGCTTGTCTCAGTCGCCATATCGGTAGCAAGTGATAATGGTAATTGCAAAGCGCTAATATTAGGAATGCCTCCTGATTGAGCTTGAATTTGTGGTTCGTATATTTTTAATTGTGCCATAGTTTTTTTTATTTAGATAAAGTTTTAGCTGATGAAGCATCACCTAGCAGGCTTCCAATTGAAGTAATATATTGAGTTCTTGCTGTAAGTTCTCCTTTATACAATTCTCCTTCACCTTTGGATCTAAGTAGTAATGAATTATTAATTTGGTCTTGGAAGTCCATAGTTTTATTATAACTAGCCAAAGCAAGATCAAATGCCTGATTGTTTAAATCTTTTAAATTAACTAAATAACCTGTCTCGCCTGGTTTATAGGCTGCTCCAGAATTTAAAATTTTAACTAATAAGTTTGAGTGTTGGATTGATTGTTGTTCTACTAATCTTGGTCTAGTAATGTTTTCAAAAATCTGAGAGTTCTGATCTGCTTTAGCTTTAGCATAATCTGCCTGTTGTTGATAAAGTTCATTATTATATTTACCAAGTGCTTTAGCTTGTTTTGCTGCTGCGATGTTTCCTAAAAAGCTCATAATTTATATATTTTTGCCATTCTGTAATAGTCCGTTTTATCTGGACCATATTGTTTCATTAAACCTTCTTGATGAAGTCCAAGCCATTCAGCAAAACGTAAGCCTAATTTAAAATTAGATTTTACCGCTGTCTGAAGTCGCCAAATATTATTATTAATACAAAGCATATCTAATCTTGTTTTCATTAACCTTGCTGCTCTGATCTTGTGATTAAAAATTCTTTTGCTAGATAAAACCCAGCCTTCAGCTGTTCCTTGCCAGAGAGGATATATTCCTCCACTAAAAATAGGATGTTCATTATCCATCAACGTATATGAAAGACCTGGAACAATAACATCTAAAGAATTTTTTAAATATCCTGCATCAATGTCCATTAAAGGATCGTTCATTCCGTAATTAATCATGTCGAGACCATGACTTGCTTGGTATGGAATAATTTTTAAATTAACCATCAGAGGTTACAACTGTTGGATAAATTGCAAGAATAGAACAAGGCAAAGCCTGCTCCTGTTTAATTACAATAAAACCATCTGTGTTATAATCGTCTCTAAATTCTATTTCTTTGTCTCCAGCTAAAAAAGTTGAGACCGGAGTGTCCATTGGATCTGAAGTAGATCTAAACGGAACTGGCTCTAACTGATTTAAATTTGGTCCTACTTTTACTCCTACTGTTTCAAATAATCTTAAAACAACTTTTGAAATTCTTTTTGTCTTACCTTGAGAGGTTCCTTCTTCAGCTCCACCTTCTATTCTCATTGTTTGTAAAACACTTGAATAACTTAATCCGACAACTGCTTTATTTACATAACGATCTAAAGTTATAACACCTGACGTAACTGTTTTAGGTGAGTGTGTGGCACCATCTGCAAGTATAGTAACTGACTGAGCTTCAAGATGTGATAATCCAGAAAACGAATTTACTACTTGTTTAACTGTTACTCCTGCTGTGTGTGTTGCTGCTGCCGTACTGTTAAATGCTCGTGTGCAGCCTGTTAATGTATTTGATGATTTTCCTGAGTAGGTAATTCTTTCACTATCAATTTTTATAGTTCCTGATGCAGTAAATAAACTTGCATCTGTTAATATAATAGAAGTTACAGAATTATTAATTGTAGTATTAAGAGTTGTAGTTGCGCCTGCGTAAGTTAAATGACTATCAACAAATTTAAAATCAGTTGATGCAGTTTCATCAAAATCAAATTCAGAAAAACATTCTATATATCTTTTAGTAACTCCGTTAATTGTTCTTTTGACAACAACCCACAATTCATCTTCATCTAAATTTCCAGAGATAGTTGCAACGCTTTCAACAATACCATAAGAAGTTGATCCAAAAGATCCTCCTAATTTATGTCGATGCCATGCAACAACATTTTCTCCACGCTGATAAGTTAAACAACTTAAAATTCCATCATCACGAACGCACCATAAAAGACTTGATGGTTCTTGCTGATAACACATATCGTTAATGCCTGTTTCAGAAATTGCATCATTTAATATGGTAAGATCTGCCGCTAAATATCCATCTGTGTCAAAATTATAAGATAATTCTCTAATTTTTCTTTTTGCTTTTTGTAAAAATAATATTGATGTTCCAACTGCCAAACTATCAACGTCTGCAGTACCAAAAGAACTTTGTTTTTTAATTGTAACATTTGTCGGAGTAACTGCAGCGTCTGTACCATCTGCTGATACTGTAAATTCTCCGCCTGTTGTGCCTATGACTAATGTTCTTTGTGCTTTTAAATATCTAATTCTATTAACTTGGTTTGATGCAATTGTATAAGTCATCGCATCATCAGCTAATATACCTGCTGAAAAATTTTCGTAATCTCCAGACTTTGAAAAATAAATTGTCTGCGGCTCTGAATTTGTTCCTGCAAAAACTAATCTTTGTTCAAAAAATGAAACGCAAGCAGGATGACCTGTTGTTGAGGAAAATGAACCTAGCGCCCACTTTGTAGTTGCCAAATTCGCATCAGCATAAGCGTACGCACCAAGTCTATGAGAAGCAGCTACTGTTCCTCCTGTTGCTCTTGAACATCCTGTAAAAGTTTTATCTGTCATATTCATTGATGAATAAGTTATTCTTTCATTATCAATAAAAATTGCTCCTGTTGGACCTGGATAATCAATAATTTTATCTACTGCTATAACTGTATCTGTAGAACTAACATCTCTTGCTAATTTAGATGGATCTATTTTTGGAGCAAATGTCTCTTCTATATCTACTAAAATTTGAGTGGCAGAATTTCTTTGAGTTATTTCTGCATAACCTGTTCCATAACCAATTCTAATTAGTCTGCCAACATCTGTAGTTTGAAATCCTGTATTACTATTTATTCCTGTAGTAGATGAGGCATTTATGTAAACGCTATTTCCTGTAATAAAATCACAACTTAAAGTTGTTGTTTCATCATTCTCACTTAAAAATGGACCATAACTAAAAAGTAAATCTTCTAATGTCCAGGCGGTATGTCCAGTTCTTGATAATTTTTTAATTGGATGGCTTGGATGACAAATAAATAAAACGTCTGCAGATTGTGCAAATTTAATTTCAAATAATTGTGCTGTTAAGTAAGGAGTTGCTATTTCATAAGCAACGCTGCTTGATAAAATTTTTCCTTTGTCTTTATAAAATCGTATGTACTGATTGCCAAGTTCTAAAATGTAAGTTTGTGTTGTTGAGAATTCAAAAGGTATTATTCTTGTTTTGTTAGAAGATGTTTTTACTTCTGAAATAAATTGAGTTCCTACTCTTCTTGTCGCTGAACCTTGAGGATGAATTATAAAATTTTCTAAAGTTTTGCAGCCAGTTCTATATTTCTCAAAATCTGTTCTTCCTTCTAATTTTGGACCAAGCTCACCAGATACGAACGATGATAATGAAAGTGTTGTTCTTGGCACTAAAACCTCGCATCTATAAATTCATTACTTTCAAGAACGCTTAGACTGTTTTCGGTAGCATCAACAAATCTTGCTTCTCTTAATCTTTCATCGGCTTGCTCTTGATAATTTTTTGCAAGAGTTGCATTATTAGTTATTGCATAAGCAAGATCGGCTGCGATTTGTGAGGCAAGAGCTTCTTGTAAAGCAGCATCAAATTCATTTGGATCAGTAACTAAAGCTACATAGACAAGATAAAGAGTACCTTCATCAGTAACTATTTTTCTTCCTTCAATTTTATAATTAAGAGCAGAAGCAATACTATCTGTAACTCCATTGTGGATTTTTAAAACTCTTAAACAATCAGAAGGCAAAGTATAAGCAAACTCATATTCTATTGCTGGTGCTGTAACATCTTGAGCTAATTCAAGTCTCTTAATTAAACAGTTCCAAGGATGTGATCTAAATGTTTTATTTCTGATTGGCTCATATCTTTGATTGCATAGACGAGCATTTTTACTATCATCTTCTAAAGATGAAATAGTAGAAGCTCCTAATAAGTTTAAAGCTGAGTTACAAATATCTATTACGCTTGCCATATATTTTTTTCCTTACAATAATTATTAATTCTGGTTTGAGGATTTACGATCCTTAAATTCACTTTGTGTGCTGCATCGTTGCAGGCTTTGTTACTAAAAAATAAATCTTTATGTTTTACCTCTAGGCATTGAGTTAACAATGGTGAGCAGATTACGCTCACAAGAGAATAAATTTTAAACATAATTAAATTGAAGGAGGAGGCAATTACGCCTCCCCCAAGATGACTAAAAAATAGTCAAAATCAATTATGCTTCGTATGCTTCGATAGTAACAACTTTGGCTTCTTCCATTCTAGTTGCTCCCATTGTAGCTGCTGCATAGACTTGAGTGCTGTATGATTTGTCAGCTCTCTCATCAATTCTTGATGTAATGCCACCAGCTTGCGCAAGTAATAAACCATCTTGAACGTAAGCAATTACTTTTCTTTTGCTAGACGCTATAGACAATCTATTAGACATAATAAAATTGAACCCCATGAATGTATTTATTTCACCATTCACAAGAGCTTTAACTGTATTAAAGTCTGAGCTTGTAACCGAAGTATCACCTAATAAGTCCGCAACTTGATTTGGACCTACTACGATATATCTTGAGATAGAAGGATCAACGTTTCCTAAATCAAGAATTTTTTTCGCATTTCTTAATTTAGCAATTGTTAAACCAGCTGTCGCTGCTTCAGTTATAATTTGAGCTGCTGGAAGAACAGTCGATGTTGCTCCTGCAACTCCTGTCGATGCCGTTCCTGAGGCTGCCGCTATGATTAAATCATCTGTAGCTCTACCAATTGCGTAAGCAGCTGCTAGTGCATAAGATGAAGTTGGATCAATTAGAGATCTCAGCTTATCTTGATTATCGATAAGATCTGCCCACTCGTAATCTACCAAACTTACTCTTCTTCTGCTGTGAGGTGAATCTGAAAGAGGAGTGTTAGCGTGTCTAGTGTGCGGAGTTACTGCTGTAACGCTTCCGATTTGATCGAAAAACGCATTCTCGCCGACAACACTTTCAACTCTAACAGTATTTCTTAACAGAGAACCTTTTTGTTGTGATAGCATTTGTACGTTGTTCGAGTATTGCTGTACAAAAGCTGTAGTTATATTGACTGACATAAGTCATTCTCCTTTGTTGTTAGTTTAAGTTTTATTAATCGGTTTGATTTTCCAAAAATTTGGATCTCGCCTGTGTATTTAACGATTACACTTCATCGTTTTTCTTTGAGATCTTTGCAGATTTTCTCGTAGAATTTTTTTCACTCATTACCCAATCAAAATATCTTTGTGCGTTATCAATTGGATCCTTACGTTCGGTTTCAGTACCAAACTCAGTAGCAATTTTTAAACACTCAAGTTTAATTTCAATTGGATTTATGAATTCTTTATCGTTAGGCATTTAATAACTGTCGAAGTTTATAAACATCTTCTACAGTTCTCTTATGATTTGGATGTCCAGATGACCAATAAGGTGATCCTTGATCCGTAAGAGTATCAATCTCTCGCTGTATATCGCTAGCAGTTTGATAGCCTTGTCCTTCTCCTTGAACGATCTCATCTTCTGATAACTTATCGGCAAGTTGTGAAAATGCTTTTACTAAAGCAACATTATCACCAAGCCTTGAACCATCTTTTAAAATGGTATTGTTCAGAAATTCTTGACCTAAAGTAGAATGAGCAAGTCTTTTTGCTTGATCTATTCTTTTTGTGAACTCTGGTCCAAATTCTTTTTTAAGTGTCATTTCAGCTTCAGTTCTTGCTGAACTAGCTTGTGCTTGTTCATTTTGAGCTGCGTTCTGATTTAACTCATTATAAAATTTTACTAATCCTTCAGCCTGCTTAGGAAGCAATCCTAATTTGTGTGCGGCTTCATTAAATCCTTTTAAAGATGTAGGATCTACTTCTCCTTCTTTAAATGAATACTTATATTGGTCAGGAGTTTCAGGAGCGCCTAATTTCTTAAACACTTCTTTCCAATCCTCATCTGTTGCATATTTATTTGGTACAGGAATTTTATCCATACCAACTAATTTTTGTGCATGAAGATAACTTTTTACAAAACTCTCCATATCATTAAAATTTTGTAATGATTTTTCTGTTTTAAAACTTTCAGGAATTAGAGTTCTAAAATCTACCTTACTTTCCTGTGTAGCTTGAGATACAGGATTTGCTAAAGATATTGAGCTTGTGTTACTTGGAGCTGATGACGCAACATTTTGTTGACCATCAGATTGACCTGATTGTGCAGGTGCAGTTGTCTGATTTTCCATTTGTTTTCTAGTTGTTAGTTTTAATTAAAGCGTTTTTTATAAAGATAAGAATTGAGCGTTGTCCTTCTAGGAATGCGCTTTCATGACTATCTCCTTTTTGATGAGTAGTCGTATATTCATGACATCTTTTTTCGAGATCGCTTAGAACTCGTTTTCCGTTCTCACTTCCGAATATAATTTTATAGTCGTCTATGAGATCGAGAAATTTTTTATTGCTGTGGTGGTTGTTGTCCATCGAGAGCTTTTACCATTGGAGCTGCATTACGAGCCATCTGGCTGTCTTGCATATCTTGTTGCATTTGCATTTGCTGTTGTTGCATTTGCGCTTGTTGCTCTCTCTTCTGTCTTACTTGCGCATCTGATTTAATTATTTTCGCAGGTAATCCTAAAATATTAATTATTTCTTTTACTAAACCATTCTCATCTAAGTAATCAGATACCGGAGCTACATTTTGTAAGCTGGCAAATATTTCTAATCCTCTCATAATAGAAGAAAGCTGAGTAGATTTTTGAGCTAAGAATAATGGTGAAACATATTCAATATCAATTTCTTGACCTAATAAAATTTCTGGAGCTGGAGTAAATAACTTGCCTCTAAGCATAATGTTAAAAACTCTAAAAATCATTGGCTGTAATAATTCTGTTTGCAGTCTACTTAATGCTGGTCCTAAAATTCTCATACGTTCATCATTACGTTGAGTAACTTCAGTCGCAGTCATATTTCTATTTTCTGAAATTAAAATCTGATCTGCATAGAATATTTTTGCAATACTATCTCGTCTTTGATTTTCTAAATTTAATCCAAGAGGATTATTTGCGCCTATTTGTAATGGTTCAATTTTATCTCTTGATCCTGATCTGTAATAATTAATAGAGCCAGGAGAAGTTCTCACAGGCATAATCATACTATCGTCAGGAACTAATAATGGTGGGTCCACCATCTTAGCTGCTGCTTTAAGTGAAATCTCTACAATCTTATTTAAAACTTTAACATCAGGTAAAGCATTCATAGCTGGAGATCTGCCATAAACTTCTGAAGAGCCTTTTAAATATCTAGGAACAACATAAGGAAGTTCTTTGAACCCACTTAGATTAACAATGTGTCCACTTTCATATTCAAAATAAATACTTTCATAAGGCATATTCTTTTTGTCCATTTTTTTTTCATCAAACATTGGTCTTGGCTTGACAACATGAACACAGGATATTTCATCCATTGGAGATCTTTTAAATGTAGTAGCAACACTTGTGCTTACATTATCTATTCCAAATTTATTTACTAACGCTGCTGCTGATAATTTAAATTTTCTATAAACTGTATCTACATATCCTTTAGAATTTTCCATGATGTAAAGTTCTTTGATATGTCTTGATGAAAATCTTATCGTATCTTCTTTATCTTCTTCGATTAAAAGACAAGCTGTACCGAATGCAACTAAGTCATGATAGCACTCAAATACTTCTTGTTGAAAATTTGAACGTGCGAATGCAACGTACATTCTATTTGTAACATCATCTAACCATTCTCTTGCTTCATCCACATCATTTATGGCTGGTTCCTTAAATCTTAAAGTGAACCAACGCTGAGCAGATGAAGTAAGCATTCCATGTAAGGAAGATGCCAAAAGTTCGAGAGCATGAATGGCTGTACTATCGAATACTTCGATATTTGTTTTGCTGCCTTTTGCTCGTTCTTTTGTAATATCGGATCGTCTCGTGAACATGACATCAGCTATCTCTTGCCAATGACTTTCAAAATTACTTCTTTGCTCTTGTAATTTCGAGAGACTGTCTTTTAAATCTTTCGATAATTTTCTTAATTGTTCGTTTTGCATTATTATCCTAAAATACTATTATAGCCTAAAGTTGCCGTATCATTTACGCCTGAAGATGAAGTGAGAATTGTTCCTTTTCTTCCTCTACGTTTTGATTTTATATTTTGATCCATCTCAGCAATTGTTGGTCCTGTTGGTGCTGTTAGCATTGGCGCAACTGGTGCTACTGGCGGAACAACGACTGGCGCTGGTGGTGCTGGATTGTTTTGTTTCGGATTTGTAATTCCTACTGTGTCTGTTACTACTCTTATTGGCTTACTCATTGTTAACCTCCTAATAAAGTTGTTGTTGCATTCAAAGAAGAGTTGGATTGTAATTTTTG